TATATATTTTCTTTATTAATTAAAAGATAAAAGTAAAAAGAATATTATATATTATTATTAAGCCTACGGCAATATGTGATGGTTTTGCACTATTTAATATCAATATAAAATATTTTGTTTTTTTCTTTTTATTGATATATTTATAATAAAACAAATATCAATGAAAGCAACAATATCAACTGGAATTACAGAAACATTTGAAACCAACTGGGAAAAATATAAAAATATGGCGTATAAACTATATTTATCTTTCAACGTAGATTCAAGTCATAGAGAAGATTTAATTCAATGTTCAAAGATTGGGTTATATAAAGCTATCAACACATATAAAGAAGGTGCTGGAAGCACTTATACTAGTTGGGTATGGACGTATATGCGAAAAGAAATGTTAAACTATATCAATCAAAATATTAGAATAGTTCGTATACCAACAAATAAAATATATGATAAAGAAAGACAACCACAACCAACTGATTATATTCAATCATTGGATGATACTTATTTTGATACAGGAGAAGCTCTGTATTCAACGATAGCATATGATGATGAAGAATATACTGAAACAGATACATCATTGCTTAAACAAGCTATATCAACGTTGAAACCACAATGGCAAACCATAATGTCAATGACAGCCGAAGGCTATGATGGAAAGCAAATAGGTGAATATCTTGGTATAAGTAGACAAGCAGTATCTCAACAAAAAGAAAAAGCTATCAAACAATTACAAGAAATAATGATTAAAACAAAATAAGAGGCTATAAGCCTCTTTTTTATTTAAACGATGGTGACATATCAAAATATTCAGATAATGTCTCTAATAGCTCAAAAAGCGTATCTCCGAAGGCTTGACAGTTAAATATAAAATCTTCATCATAATCAAATCTATCATCAGCAAGAAGCGTAATCTCAATTGAGATAAAAGATTTCTTTCCAGCATAACCATAACCTTTTGTTTTATTATAAGCAATATCAATTAGAGACGATTTAAGCCCTTCAAAATAAACATTGAATATTCGATACCTATTTGCAATTATTCTTCGTCTAATCGAAGCTATTGAAGTCTCAAGACTTTCTTGAACCGTAACCCACGTTTCTAATCTAACGTATGCAGCACGACAATTAGTTTTATCTATGGTTCCAATAATTATTTTACCATTTTTATGTTTAATTGTTTTTTCGGTACCACATTTTTTATTTTTTTTATCTTCCATAAATCGTATTTTTTATACAAAAATACGCCTTTTTAATTAAATTAACAAATTTCTAATGTTAAAAAATTGTTAAATATTAAAAAAAATTTTAACAAATGCAAAAGTGAACATATTTATTAGTATAACAATAATGCGATGATAATCACCGCAATAATAAAACAATAAACAAATGACAACAACACAATTTCAACAGGATGATAAAAAAGGAAGACAAATATTCAAAACCTTCTGCAAACAACAACCAATCTTTACATTTAATAAAGAAGCTAGAAAAGAATATGCTAAATGGGATGTAAGCTATTACATCAAAAAACAAGCATACATCGGTGAGATTAAAGTAAGAGATTACAATTCAACTGATTTTAATGATTGGTATATCCAAGGTGATAAATTAGAAGCACTTCAAGAATTACAAAAGCAGCACCCAACAACTAGAGCTACATATATCAATATCTTTAAAAACAATGTAACAATGATTTGGGACGTAACAGATTTAGATTTGGTTAATACACCATTCTCAATGCAAAATTTACAAAAGAATGATTATACAACCGAAGTGGTTCTTAAAAAAGTATATCATCTTCACCACATTGACGCTGATAAATATGAAACAGATTTAGATAAAAGCATATTCAAACCATTGATGGATTATAAAGCAAAAATGGAAGATGGAAATGAAGATGATGGGTTACCATTCTAATAAAAATAAACTTGACAATAACATAAAAAATAGTATAATTACAATGACACACAAACAAATAGACCAACTGGAAGACACCAACTTAAAAGCGATAATGAAATTAATTAAAAAGTTGGATAAATCACAAAAACAATTACATAAAATAATTCTTAAAAATGATGAAAGTAAAAAATAACGAATGGACAGAACTTGAATCAGCTATCTCAACCCTAAGTAAAGAATATAATGGTGCAGCACTTAGCTTTCTTCTTAACATAGGTTATAAAGAAGATTTAACAGCTAACGAAGAACTAACCGAACTAGACTTATACGATGCATTACAATCAGTATTTTTAGCAATCATAGAACAAGCATTCATTGAAGAAAAATATGAGCTTATAGCTCTTGTAAACAAAGCACACAATAAACAATCTATGGTGATGAAAAAAGAAATAGAAAATATGTTTTTAACTGAAGACGAAAGAGAACAAGATTTCTGGCATCTTCATTATACAGATGAGTACTTTCAAATAACACAACAAAACCTAGCTAACAAAAATGCAGAATAAAGACCAACAAAGATATAATCAATTAATCAATAGATTATCTTACAACGTACTTAAAGTTATCACAACATTTATCATAGGACCATCGGTCCTTATGTTGTTTACACCTCTTGGTTATTTAACTAGTTTACTTATAACCATTGTTTCAATACTAACAATCAATCAAATAAAAAAATACAATGATAGATAAAGAAACCAACGATTTTTTACTTAGAATGGGTCCAACATTTCATATGACCCTTTTCCACCACCATCAGCTAACCTGTAAAGCAAATAACATAGAAGAACCAGCTGATGATGAATTAATAACATTCTCTCTATCTGAAGGTGAATACTCAATTTTTTATCGAAAACTAAAAGAGTTTGCTAAAGAAGAACAAGCAAAATTTATCCAACAAAATGACACTAACACAAAAAGAATGGAATAAGCTATATGCTTATGCAAAGATTATCAATGGCGATGAAGATGAAGCCAAGGACCTTGTACAAAACTTTTTAATGTTTATGTTAGAAAATGAACATAAGTATCCTAAAGATTCAGTTAATAATTCGTGGTGCTTTACAACAATGAAAAACATTTTTCTGTTAGAGATTCAAAAGAATAATAGACAATTTAGAAAGAACTTCTTTGAGGATTACTTTCATTTACAGCACCAACAAAATGAATTAACAACCATTGATGAGATAAATGAAATGAAAGATGAAGACTTGGAGAAACAACAAAAGTTAAATACAATAAGTGAGACATATGACCAACTTCAAACATTTGATAAACAATTATATTATCTACATTTTGTTAAAGGTATGAGTCAAAGAAAAATAAGCAAAGAAACGGATATTCAACTCATCCAAATACACTATCGAGTGAAGAAAATAAAAGATAAAATAAAAGACAATTTTAATAACAAACAAAATGGCAAAAAAAACAATTAAAAAAGAAGAACCAATTGACCTAACAGCACCAGCAACACAAGATGAGCAAACGCTACCAGCGGCTGGCCTAGGTGACATAGTAAAATCAATCACAAATGCAATAGGAATACCAACGTGCAATAAATGTGAAGAAAGACGTAAATCATTAAATAAAATGTTCCCGTGGTTAAAAGCAAATGAAATGGAACCATTACAAGGTGAAGATGAAGCTCTAATGTTGCGAATAAGAAAAACACCATCAGCAGTACAAAACGATGACGTTGATGCACTATTTGCTCTGTATAACCGAATATACTCACCACAAAGACCAATCAAAAGATGTCAATGTCCAGGATTACTTAGGACCGTAGTTGAAAGACTAGAACTTCTATTAAACCAAGACTAACAATACAAGCCACCAATCACTGGTGGTTTTGTTGGTTTAAACAAATAATGAAAAAACAATTTATAAGATATGAAGATAACTAAACTAGGACCAGAAGGGTTCAAACTAATCAAATCATTCGAAGGGTTTAGAAGCAAACCTTATCTATGTAGTGCTGGTGTTCCAACAATTGGTTGGGGTAGCACTAGATATGCAGATGGTACCAAAGTAACATTGGATGATGAACCAATAACCAAAGAAGAAGCTGATAAACTATTCTTAGCAACTCTAAGACAATATGAGTTAGCAGTCGATGCATATACAAGAGATGATATCAATCAGTTCCAATTCGATGCTATGGTTTCGTTTGCTTATAACTTAGGAACACAAGCATTGAAAGGTAGTACATTATTGAAATTAATAAATAACAATCCAAATGATGTGGTTAAAATAGCACAAAACTTTAACAAGTGGATAAATGCTAACGGTAAACCATCCAACGGATTAATAAGAAGAAGAGCAGCAGAAGCTGCATTGTTTTATAAAGCATAACTATGAAAAAGATAATAATATTACTAGCTTTAATCAGCTTAGGGTGCAGCACCAGAAAAGTTGAAAAGAAAACTGAAGAAATAAAACAAGAGGTATCAATAAAAGAAGATGCAACAATATCAACCAAGAATGATATTAAAACAGAAGAAGTTGATACATCATTTTTATTCATTAGAAAATATATTCCTGTAAATTCAGCATTACCTTTTATCATTGATGGTAAGAAATATCAAAATGTTAAAATAGAGACCACAAAAATTAAAAAAGGTATCAGTATATCAAAAAAAAATAATAGTGCCTTAAAAGCAGCCATTTCAAATAAAAAGGATATAGATACCAAGATTCAAACCGAAGATAAGAAACAAGAAAGATACAATAACAACATTTCAATAATATATTGGATTATAATTGCGATTTTAGGTTACATAACATTTGATTATTATATAAATAAAAAATAATGGCAAGACAAAAGAAAACAACAGAAGAAATAAATGATGTTGAGGATAAGTTCCTTAGTATCTATATGCAGAATGGTTTCAATGCAACAGGAGCATACGTCCTTGCAAAACCTAACGTTTCTTATGATGCAGCACGCACTGAAGCATCAAAGTTAATACAAAAACCACACATACAAAAAGAACTTGAGATAAGAAAAATGACCCTTAGAAATAAAGAAAACATTGAACTATCATTCTTGGTTCAAAATCTTAAGAGTGTTATTTATGATGTAATGAGTGAAACAGTTGAACGTGATGATAACGGAAGACGTATTTATACTCCAGATAGAAATAGTTTAATTAAGAGTATTGATTTATTAGCAAAACTAGGTGGTCATTATACAAATAAGATAGATGTTACAACCAATGGTGAAAATATAAATCAAATTACTTGGGTTGAACAAAAAACATATCCAAATAAATTAAATGATTAATGCAATTAACAATCAAACAAACAATAGCTCTAGATAAGCTAGAAGATAAAACAACAAAAGAAATAATATTCGGTGGTGGTGCTGGTTCAGCCAAATCAATCATTGGATGTTATTGGTTGCTAAAGATGTGTTTAAAGTATCCAGAGACACGTTGGTTAATGGGTAGAAAGAAACTAAAGACACTAAAAGAAACTACGTTAAATAGTTTCCTAGAAGTTTGTAAAATGCAAGGTATAAATCTTGGTGAACATTTCAATATCAATGGCCAAAGTAACACCATAACTTTTTTTAATGGTTCAGAGATTTTAATGAAAGATTTAGCTTATTATCCTAGTGACCCTAACTTTGATGAATTGGGTTCGTTAGAGATAACTGGTGCGTTTATTGACGAGGTTAATCAAGTCGTTGAATTAGGTTGGCAAATCGTTAAATCACGTATTCGTTATAAGTTAGATGAATACGACCTTATACCTAAAATAATTGGAACTTGTAACCCATCAAAGAATTGGGTATACAAAAATTTCTACAAGAAACAAAAAGAAGGTAAATTGGACCAGGATAAAATCTTTATCCAGGCATTGGTTACCGATAACCCATTTATTTCTAAACACTATATCAATAACCTTCAATCGTTACCTAATGCCTCTAAGCAAAGATTACTTTATGGTAACTGGGAATCAGATGATGACCCAAATCAATTAATAACTTACGACAATATTCTTAACTTATTTACCAACACACATATCGTTGATGAGAAAGCTAAGAAATATATTACTTGTGACGTTGCACGTATGGGTTCAGATAAAGCAGTAATATTAGTATGGAGAGGTCTTGAAGTTATTGATATGCTAACATATGATGTGTCAAAAATAACAGAACTAACAACGCATATCAATGCGTTAAAAAATAAACACGGTGTTGCAAATAGTAATATCATAGCCGATGAGGATGGTGTTGGTGGTGGACTTGTTGATAACTTAAAGATAAAAGGATTCATCAATAACAGTAAAGCATTAAATGATGAGAACTATCAAAATTTAAAGACCCAATGTTATTATAAACTATCAGAACTTATAGAGAGAAATGAAATCTATTTCTCAGCTGATATAAGTGAAGAAGAACAACAATCAATCATAGAAGAATTAGAACAAGTTAAAGCTGCCGATTCAGATGATGGTAAATTAAAGATGAAGAATAAACAAGAAGTTAAACAAATGATTGGTCGTTCACCCGATTATAGTGATGCTTTAATGATGAGAATGTATTTCTTATTAGGACCACAAACAATAACCAAATTTAAAATATATGCCTAATGACATTAAAAGATATAACCATTAAACAATTTAGCCAAATGAATAAATTCATTCAACAATGGCAAAAAGATAAAGATGAAAATAAGTTAGAACAAAACATAGTAGACCTATTCAACTTAAACCATCTACCAGTACACGAAACCAATAAGATAGTATCGAATCTAATGCAAAGCTTAAACTCAGAAATCAAAGATAACTTCTCCGAACTATCATATGATTTCAAAACGTATAAGCTAGTTAACTTCGATAAGATAAAGGTTGGCCGATTCTTGGATGCCGATAACTACGTTAATGAACCAGAGAATCTAATTAACTTTATGGCAGCAGTATATGATGATGGTGAAGAATATGAAGGAACAACCAAGAAGAAAGATATTTTTGATGAAGTGCCTTGTATTTATCTTATCTATGCAAAGAATAAATTCATACAATACAAACTTGACCTAGTTAGTAGATTTAAGTATTTGTATAAAGAAATAGATGAGGACGACCAAGAAAGACAATTGAGTGGTAGTTTCTCTATCGGTGGTGGTGAAGAAGAATTCCAAAATGAATTTGGTTGGTATAGTATGCTATATACATTTAGCAAAGAACAATATATGAGCATCAGAGATGTGGTTCAGAATGTTGATGCTGATGAGTTTTTAACCTTTATGAACTTCTTTAAAAGAAAATGCGAGTTAGATAATATTCGCATACAAAATAGCTATAAACACTAAACAATAAAACTATTTAATAACTAAACAAACAATATGAACAATTTTTATAAAATTATAGAACTAGTAAGAGCTAGATTAGCTGATAATCCAATGGTCAACACACTTATTTTTGCACGTGTTGAAGACAAAGATTTATATAAGAAAAACTTATATCCATTGGCACACATCATCCCACAAGCAAGCCCTTGGACCACAAGTCAAGTGAACCAGGTGTCATTGCAGATTAGAGTTGTTGAACAACGTGATATCAATAAACTTCATACTGATACAAAGTTCGAAGGTAATGATAACGTATTGGATAACCTAAATGTTTGTCACACAATTATCAACGATTTATTAACATATCTATCATTACAAAACAACGATGAATATATTGAATTGGTTTCTGTAAGTAATTTAGAACCAATCTTATTCTCTGATTTCAATATATTGGATGGTTGGGGTGTTACAATAACATTAAGTATTCCAAATGATATTAGCGTATGTTAATGACTATTGAGCAATATATGAAGATAGTTTTATTGGTTGAAGTATTCAAAGATAATGAAGAAAGAATCAATGAAGAAGTCTACAAGATATTTGATTACCAAGATAAAACACAAGAAGAAAAGAATAAGCTTACAAACGATATCTATGTTAAGATTAAACTTAATGAAGATTTTATTAATCGTTTTGAATTCAATGGTATTGAGTATGGTTTTATTCCTAACCTTCAAAATATAACTACACAAGAATGTTTAGACTTGGATAAGTTATTGAAAGAAGGTAAACAGTTAAATAAAATAGCATCGATTCTATATCGACCAATAACCAAGTCATTCAATGAATATTACGATATTGAACCTTATGAATCATATACAAAATATGAGAAGATAATGAATCTTGTTGATTGTGTTATTATTGTTGGTGCCATAGATTACATCAAACAATTAACCCTAAGCTTAATGATGGCTGCAAATAAAAGTTTAATAAACAATACAAAAGAATTAATCGATGAAACAAAATAACCAAGTAAAAGTATTAGGTAGATTTATTGAAACTATCACAGGTGAATTAGGAAGTAGAGCTCCTAAATTTACTGGTAATTTATCAAAAAGTTTTGATGGTAGTTTTGATGTTAGTACTGATGGTTTTACAATTGCTGTTGATGGTTTAGGTTACGGTGCTTTTATTGATAAAGGTGTTAACGGTTCTGAAGTATCTTATGGTTCACCATATACATTCAAAGGTTATCCAAACATCGGTGCTATAACACCATACGCTGATGCGATAGGCATTAGCCCATATGCCTTGGCTAATTCAATGTATCGCAAAGGAATTAAACCACGTGGGTTTATTAGTGACCATATTGATGATGATACAACAAAATTAGGAGATAATATAATAGAAGCATTATGGGAAGATTTCTATGATGATAATAAAACACCAGACAAATAATGGAAGATACAGAAATATATCCAGTTCCACCAGGATTAGAATAATAAAATAATAAGAAAATAAAACATAAACAATGCCAATACAAAATATAAATATAATAAGTAGAGTCGTAATTCCACCAGCTGGTATTTTCCCAGCTATATGGAAATTTAGTATCTCAGCTATTGATGCTCAAGAAATTATTTATAACCATTACGGATTATCAATAGAAACATTAAGTGGTATAAAAGCACCTTCATTAGAAACAGCACCTTGGAGTGAAATATATACTGGTTCAACTAGTGACCCATATCCATTTATTTGGGGTGTGTATGAAAATGGTACTGGTAGTGGTGATTGGAGTATTAACTTTTTAGTAGAATCTGGTAGCACTATTTTTAGTTCTATAAATGATTGGAATGATTTCACAATATCTATTAATTTACCTATAATTCAAGATGTAAGAGTTCGTTCACCTTATCTATTAATTTCAACTGGTGATACAGCAACAACCTTTACAAATACTTCTTATGTTATTAAACAATATGAGGATGAAATCAATACATATGCATTACAACCAACATCATATGTTAAAACAAAAAGCAAGATAGTATCAATTCAAAATAACATTTGGGTTAACATATCTAATTTAGTTAAAGAAGACCTTGAGAGCGATGTTTCTTATTATAAAGATATTGATTATACCACAGCAAGAAATCTTTCTTTAAATGAAAGCAAATGGGTTAATGTAAATACAAGTTTATCTTATCTATCAACAGTGATTTCTAGTGCTGATACTTTTTATTTTGTTACTGATGGTTATATTGAACCTAATGAAACACAAGGTTTACCAAACATTTTAATGACTGGTACCAAAAGATATCTTTACAAAGGTTCTAATGAAAGAATCTATTTCAAAACAAATAACCTTACAGGTGCTACATATACTACATCAGAAAATCCAACACCAACTAATATAACTTTTAGTGGTGATTTATCTTACAACTATGGTTATGTAAAATCAGTTAAAGTTGATAATAGTGATTTGAATGCTGAATGGGTTAGTTATAATTTTAACTACGCTTCAGCGTCAACTGAAAACGTTACAGTTTATTTCTATGATGAATGTAAATATGATAATTATGATTTGGTATTCAAAAACAAATATGGTATCTTAGAAACGTTATCAATGAGTAAAAAGTCATCAAAGGCCATCAATATCAATAGCACCGATTATCTTCGTTCTATTGTTAATTATGAAGGCGATTTTAATATCAATAGACACACATCTAAACAATTCAATGTTACTGGTAATGAAGAATGGATATTGAATACAGATTTCTTACCAGAATATATGAACCAACCAATCAAAGAAGCAATGTTAACCGAAGAAATGTGGTTAATAGATTCAGCTGGTAATATTATACCAGTAATTAAACAAGATAGCTCATTAGCTTTTAAAACATCTTTAAACGATAAGATGATTCAATACACAGTTAAGGTTAAGCAATCACATAATACAGTTAATAATATCATATAATGAAAGTTAAAATATACATAGGAGAGACAGTAATTAAACAAGAAGTAGTTGCTAAGAAATTTTATTTTACTAGTTCACCAGCTTCTGGTGGTACTGATACAGTATCGTTTGATTACTACACCGATTACCCACTAAAAGATAATGTCTTAACAGTAGTAACACCTATATTTACAGTACCATCACCATATAGTAATGAAGAAATGGCTGAAGATTTTGTATCTGATATAACAGTAGGTGGTGAATGGACTGAGATAACTGCAACACATAATTCTGGTGATACTTTCGTTACAGTAAGTATGAATAATGGTTCACCAATATTTAATGTTGTTTATAGTAATTCATTTGGTTATGCTGAAGATGTTTATGGTGATGTAGCTTATGAAGATTTTAGTTTATTAGATTTATTCGAAGATGAGAATATTGGTTTTACAACCAAGCTATCTGATATCGAAAAACTATCTAATGTATTCCTTGATTTTAGTGACACGTTTTCTATTCCAGCAACACCAAACAATAATAAACTATTCAAACATTATTATGACGTTGACATTGATAATACTTTCAATGCAAACATTAGAGTATTGGGTTATATTGAGATTGATTCATTTCCATTCAGATATGGTAAAATACAATTAGAAGGTATCACGGTTAAGAACCAAAGACCAGAAAACTATAAGATAACATTCTATGGTGCTTTAAAACAAATCAGTGATTTATTTGGTGATGATACTATTGATAAGTTAGATTACTTAAAAGATTTTAATACTGGTGTTACAGAAGAAACTCCATCATTAAATAACCTTTCAAAATTTGATTATAATTTTACTGAAGAAAATTTCTTTAGAACACTTAATGACCCATCATTTGGACCACTTGGTGATACAGGTAATATTATTACTCCATTGATTCAATACTCAGATAGAGATTGGAACTGGGGTGGTATTAATACTACATATGATATTAGTCTTAATTCTGGTAAAATTTTATCTAACGAATTACGTCCAGCAATTCGCGTTATAAAATTAATTGAAGCTATCGAAGCTAAATATGGTATTTCTTTCACAAGAAGTTTTTTTGGTAAAGCTATGTTTAATAATTTGTTTATGTGGATGAATGCAAATACTAGTGATTTTTCAGTTCTAGAAGAATTCACACCAAATATTACGGTACCATTCTCTGGTACTAATAATGGTAGTGTTTTTCTAGATGGTAATTATGTTAGTATAACAAGAATAAAAAATACTAGAATGTCTTTAGGTCAATTTATTTCTAGATGGTTCTGGTTAATAACACCTGTTGACCCAACAATTGTTTATGATGCTCATATTGTAAATCAAAACGGTGATAGAGTTAAAAGTTATTTTTCTCAAACTGGAACTAAAGAATTTAATATTTCTTTAGAATCTCCTGTTGGGTCTGATACTTCTTTGGTTACAACTTCTTTTAAATTAGTTTTAGTACCAACCCAGACTTTTGAATATAGTATGGATGTAGTTGCTGTTAATATTAATATTCCACCAGGTGGTGGAACAGTTGTTTATGCTAATGTATTATCAGATAACAATATAAATACGTTAGACGTAAAAATAATAATATCAGATAACTTACCTAGACTGAAAGTAATTGATTTCTTCCAAGGCTTGATGAAAGCTTTTAAAATAATCATACGTCCTTTATCACCAACTCAATTTTATGTAAATACACTTGATGGTTATTATAGTGAAGGTAATATTTTAGATATAACAGATTTTGTTAACCAAGAAACAGTTGAGATTGAAAGACCTTTAATTTATAGAAATTTATATTTCCAATTCCAAAAAACAAATAACATTGCTGGTGCTACCTTTAGAAAAAATAACGACCCAGATGATGTAATTGGTTATGGTGATTTAAGAGCACAATACGTTACATTGGATACCAAAGAAGAATTAAAGGTTGAATTACCATTTGAGAATATGATGTTTGAAAGAATGACTGTTTTATCACCAAATGTAAATGCTGGTAATCAAACAAATATTTCTATTGGACAATCTATTTCAACAACCGATAATGAAACATTCACTAAGAATAATTCAAAACCAATCCTATTCTTTAACAATGGTATAACTAATTTTGAAGATACACCAATTAAAGTAGCATTTAATACTAGTACTACTATTTCAGCTATGACTAATAGTTTTTTAATTGGTAATACCAACGATGAACAATTACCACAAGTAACAGATACTATTAACTGGGGTGCTGAGATAGACCCTTGGCATCTTGTTGAAGTTAATAATTCTTTATTCTTAAACTATTGGTCTAACTGGGTTAATACAATCTATTCAATCAAACAACGTAAATTTACTTTTGAAGCTAATTTACCACCTCGTTATGTTGAAGAATTATCATTGAATGATAGACTTATAATCAATAATAACCGTTATAAGATTAATGATTACACGATTGATTTATCTACTGGTAAATCAAAACTTACTTTATTCAATGATATCTATGATTGGAATGAATATTCATTTCCTAGTGCTTTTAGTTACACACCGCGTAAGTTTGCACCAAATGGTTGGTTTATTTTTGATTATAATGATAATGCTGATGGTACAGTTTATGTTTATGGTAACTTCACTTCTTATGATTCAGTACCTAAAGGTTATATTGTTAAGTTAAAAGAGAATGGTGATGTTGATACAAGCTTTGCACCATTATCTGGATTCAATGCTAATAGTTTTAGCACACAATCAATTTTAGCATTACCAGACGGTAAAATAATGGCAAGTGGTAACTTTACTAGTTATGATGGTGTTAGTGCTAATAGAATCATTAGATTAACTTCTGGTGGTACCATAGATACATCATTTAGTGCTGGTACTGGATTTGATAATATAACTTCAGCATTAGCTATTGATAGTACTGGTAAAATAGTTGTTGGTGGTTCTTTCTCATCATATAACGGTGATGTTGTTACTAGAAATAGAATTATTCGTTTAAATACTGATGGTACTATAGATAACTCATTGGTTACTGGAACTGGTTTTAATGATGTTACAAATAGCATCGTAATCAATTCAGATAACTCAATGTATGTTGGTGGTTATTTTACATTTTATGCTGGAGTTGCAGCTAATAAAATCATTAAACTTAGTTCTAATGGTGCTATTGATACATCTTTTGTTTATGGTACTGGACTTAACTCAGTTGGTAATCAACCAGTAGGTCTTATTAGTGACGGTAATGATGGTATTTACATCTATGGTTATTTCACAACCTATAGTGGACAGGCTGCAAATCGTATTTGTAAGGTTTTACCTACAGGACAAATTGATACATCTTTCTTATCACTATCTGGTTTTAATGCTGGTGTTTATTCTGGTGCTAAAGTTTTAGGTGATAAAATATTATTACAAGGATTTTTTACAACTTATAATGGTTTAACAGCTAATCGTAGTATTGTATTAAATGCTGATGGTAGTGTTTATAGAACTTTTGATAAAGAGTATTTAAACATATACACTATTGGTGATAGATTTTATGGTAATCTATTATCTGGTAATACAGAAATGATTAGTGATGAAGCATTACCAATATTATCAACCAATTCAATAATAGCAAATGCTGGTATGAAGTATTATGGTATTAATATTTTAAAGAACCAATCTTGGACCTTATCTACTATTGATTTAGGATGGGGAACTGATTGGGTTACATTATTGACAACATCTGGTACAGGTGCTGGTGAAGCTTTGATTAGAATAGAAGATAAAACAAACCAAACAGCACCAGCTTTAAATAACCCAAGATATATGGATTTATTATTTAATTTCAATGGAATCTATAGAAGTGTAAGAATTACGCAAATTGGTTTATAAACATTATAACGATAAACAATTAAATAGGTATGAAAGATATAATAGAATTATTACATATGACAAATTTCACTGATGGTAACGAGTTAGTACAAATAGCCAAAGGTAAGTATGAATACCCATCAACATTAAAAGTGTTGACTACAAAAATAAAAGATAAATTTAAAATTAAAAAATAATGGCCAATTTCATAGAACGTTTAATTAAGCTTACTGTTAACAATAGTGAAGCTAATACAGCTTTAAACAAAACAGCAACAAACTTAGACAAGGTTGATAAGAATACAACCAAGGTTACACAATCAACCAAAACATTAACCAATCAAACTCATAGTTCTACTGAAGCTATAGTTAAGAATGGTGGTGCTATGGGTTTATTGAATGAACTTACAGGTGGACTTGCAATGACATTCAAAGATGCTTCAGAAGCAATAGGTCTTGCTGGTGTATCGTTGAATAGTTTCAAAGGGATAATGATTGCAACTGGTATTGGTGCATTGGTTATTGCTGTAGGTTATTTAGCTAGTAACTGGGAAGCAGTTGCTGATGCTATTACTGGTGCTGCTGATGCTCAAGAAAAATATAATGCTGGTGCTGTTAGACTTAATCAAGAGAGAGAAAAAGCTCAATCATATACTGATAATGAAGTTGAAGCAGCAAAATTAGCTTTAGATATAGCAAAAAAACAAGGTAAAAGTAAATCTGAAATATCTAGATTAGAAAAAGAATTAAATGATATAACCATAAAAGGTATTGAAAAACAAATAAAATTAAATGATGATAGAATAAACGGTAGAAAAGCTAATCAAAGAATGATGGTTGAAGAAATAACTGGTTTAAACCAAGTTATTGATAAGGATAAAGAAAGAAATGATATTTTAAAAGAAATAGATGATTTAGAAACTAAAATTCAAAAAGCTTTAGAATTTAGATTATCAGCAAATCTATCTGGAAATCAAAGAAATATTAATATAGCTGAATTACGTTTAACAAAATTAAGAGATGAATTACAAGTTGAAAAAGATAAGTTAACGAATTATGATGCAAACAATGAAGCTATAAAAGAACGTAATAAATTAGAATCTGAAAATAATAATTTAGAAAAACAAAAATTACAATTAAGAAATGCTAATATTTTAATAGATGTAAAAGAACCTAGCAAAGCAAAACTTGTTGGTGAATCTGAATTATCTAAGAACTATAAAAAGCTTACTGAGATGGCTGATTTAGCTCAGAAAAAGATAGACTTTTTAGCTGATAAAGAATATACAATTCTAGACCCAGGTAAACTACCAGATTTAGCTGATATAGATTTAATGAGAGCTGATAAGTTTAAATCAGTAATCGATAATGAAAACAAATGGTATGATGAAAGACTTTCTGCTTTCGAACAATTTAATAAACATATTCAAGATTCTACAACATTAAGTGAAGAAGAAAAAACTGCTATATTATATGATAGTAAAATCAGACAAACTGAGATTGAACAAGAGAAATGGGATTATATAACCAATGCAAGTGCAAATGCTGCTCAAGATATTTTAAATATTGCTTCTTTATTTGGTGAAAAATCTAAAAAAGATTCTAAAAGATTTGCTATTGCTAGTGTTATAATCGAACAAGCTAGAGCTACTGGTGAAGCTATCAATAATTTGGTTGCTGCTAATGCTAAAGCTGTTGCAGCATCACCAACAACCTTTGGACAACCTTGGGTAACAATTAATACTGTTTCAACTGCTTTAGGTATTGCTGGTGGTATTGCTAGTGCAGCTAAATCAATTAGAGCAATTAATTCTGAAACATTAACTAATGATACTGGTAGTGCAACAGGTGGTGGTGGTGCAGCTGCACCACAAGCACAATTTAACATTGTAGGTGCTTCTGGAAACAACCAACTTGCAGCAGCGATTGGTGCAGCACAGAACAAACCAGTTAACGCATATGTTGTTGGTTCTGATATGACGACACAACAAGCTTTAGATAGAAATAGAATAACCACAGCTACGTTTCTGACTCTATTGCCTTTTATTGGATTATTCTTATTCCTATAATCTTATAATAATCTAGGTATTGAGTTATCTAGATTATTCTTATTTATAACATAACACAAAAAAACTATTAATACTTAAAACAACTAACTATGGATTTATTCGATATAAAATACAACAACCCAGAAGATGGTGACTTATATGCAATTAGTATTGTTGATTCACCAGCTAATGGAATGCAATTTATTACTTTATCTGAACAAGCAAAAAAAATACAATTGGCCGATAAGAAGAAACAAATTCTTACAGGTGTTGTTTTGGTCCCAGAACAATTGATATATAGAGAATTCGAAGATGGTACACCATTCAACATTAAATTCTCAGAAGAAACAATACTAAATTTATCACAAGATTTTTTACGTAAAGGTTATCAACTTAATTCAACATACAACCATATGGGTTCTTATCTAGATGGTATCTGCGTTGTTGAACAATGGATAATTGAGGACCCGATGAATGATAAAGCTAATGCTTTAGGATTTGAAGGATTACCAAAAGGAACGTGGATGGTTTCAATGAAACTTTCTGATGAACTTTGGGCACAATATATTGAAACTGGTAAAGCTAAAGGATTCTCTATTGATTCTTTCTTAGACTTACAAAAGGTTTCAATGTCAATAATAAATAATAACAAAAAAATTAATAAAAAAGAAAAAATGAGTTTATTAAAAAAATTAATCAAAATGTTCTCAGAAGAAAACATTAACCTTGAAACGATTACTATCGAAGGTATGGGTGATTTGACTGCTGATGCATTTGAAGTAGGAAACATCGTTTATGCTGATGTTGAAGGTGCTATGCAACCATTGGTATCACAATCATTCGAATATGATGGTTATGCTTTTACAACCGATGAAACAGGTGCTATTGTATCTAAAGAAGAAATTGTTTCTGAAGAACCAGCTGTTGAAGAAGTTGCTGTTGAAGATATTACACCAGAAGAAGAAGTTGTAATGGAAGACGTTGCACCAGAAGTTCAAGATGAAGTTGCTACTGTCGCTGCTGATATCGTTGAAGAAGTTACTAGCGTTCCAGTTGAAGAAATTGATGTTGAAGCATTGAAAGCTAAGATTGCTGACCTTGAATCTCAATTAGAAATTATAACAAAACAAAAAGAAACTATTACTAGTGAAAATGTTGCAATGAAAGAACAACTTTCAACTATCCCAAATGCTACTAAACTAAAAGCTATGTTATCAAACCAAGCTCCAAAAACAGTAACTGAAATGGATACATTAAGAGCTATTCTTGCAAAAGCATAAAATAATAAAATAATAAAAACAAAAAACTAATAAAAAAATGAAAAAACTTATTAAATTAGACACAACTACTACTGTAACTTCTAGATACAATGGTGCATTGGCTGGTGAAATCTTAGGACAAGCTCTTTTGAAATCAGATACTATCGAAAAAGGATTGGTAACTGTATTGCCAAATATCTTGGGTACTGGTGCTTTACCAAAAATTTCTCACTCTAATTCATTTGCTGCTTACGACTGTGCATTTGCTCCAACAGGTACTCAATCTTACGTTGACAAAGCTTTAGTAACTAAAAGATTCAGATTAGACTCTGAGCACTGTAAAGGTGATTACCGTCAAATGTTCCAAACAGAACTTGCTGGTGATTACGGTAACAACCAAGGTATTCCAGCAACTGTACAAGAAGCGATACTTTCACAAATCTTAGCTGATTTTGGAAAATCTTTAGATAATAACATCTGGAACGGAAACGATGGTTCTACTCAATTCAATGGTTTCTTAACTCAATTTGCTGCTGATGCTGACGTAATTGATATTACTGGTACTACTGTAACTGTAGCTAACGTTGTTTCTGCAATGACTGCTGTTTACCAAGCTATCCCAGAAGCTATTATGGGTGAAGCTGATGTTGTATTCGCTGTTGCTCCAAACGTTGCAAGAGCTTACAAATTATCTTTGGCTGCTCAAGGTGTTAACACTACTAACTTCGACAAAGAACTTGATTTCTTAGGTATCAGAGTTGAATCAGTAGGTGCTTTACCAAGTTCTAGTATTGTTGCTTATAGAATCAAAAACTTAGCAATGGGTACAGGTCTTGAATCAGACTTAAATGATGTTAAATTAACTGACCTTTCAGATTACTCTAACAATGATATCGTTCAAGCTACTATTAGCTTCAATGGTGGTGTTGCTTACTACTGGGGTGCTGAAATCGTTTGGTCTCGTCCATAATTTTAAATAATTAATAAACAAACAAAACAATAAGGGTGGTGGAATTTCACCACCTTTTTTGTTTATAAAAAATAACAAATAAAAATAAATACATTATAAAAAATGAGCTGTGATATTACAAAAGGTAAAAATCAATTAGTATGTAAAGATGCTGTATCTGGTCTTAAAGCCATTTACTTAGTAAACTACGATGATTATGGTTTTTCTGGTACTTCAACCGAATCTGGACACACTTTAACATCATTAGGTACTTTAGGGTCTAATGAAGTGTTTAAATACGAATTAAAGAATTCGGGAAATAATTTCCAACAAGACATAACATCAAATAGAGACAATGGTACTACTTTCTTCCAACAAGTTGTTAACTTCACGTTAACTAAACTTTCAGCTGAAATGGAATACCAAGTTAAAATGGCTGCTTATGGTCGTCCATTTATCTTTGTTGAAATGAATTCTGGTCAATTCTTCTTGATGGGTATTGAACACGGATGTGAAATTGCTGGTAACTCTCAAGTTGGTGGTACAATGGACTCTCTTAACGGATACGTTATGTCTGCTACTGCAATGGAGAAAGACCCAATCTGGTATTTGAATAACACTACAATTGCTGCATTGTTAGCATTCGTATCTTCAGATAACATCCAAGGATAATCTTAAAACTATAAAAAAAATAATAATGCTACTCATTACGGGTAGCATTATTTGTTTTAAAACAAAATCAAAAAAAACAATTATATAGGTATGAAAATATTAAAACTAACATCTGGTACTACTTTAACAGTAGACTCTACTTTAATCACAGTCGATTCAACTTCAATTACAGTTGATGCAACCACTAATACTTTTTCTGGTTTTAGTTTTGTAATAACTTCTAGAGAATTCGTTGCTGAATGTGAAATGATATTCTATAATGAATTAAAAGATACAACTCAAACAATAACTGGTTACGGTAGCGATTTTAGAGGCCTTTTAAAGCTCGATTTTGCTTTGGATGAAGTGGAAGAAAACGATAGCTTTCAAGTTACCGTAAACAAGCTTATAACAGGTGAACTATTATGGAGAGGTAAAGCTTTTGCAACATCACAAACGGACCTTGAGAATTTCAGTATGACAAAACCAGGCCTTAATAATATAATTAAAATATAAAACTATGCTTAAAGTAAAACAATTACCAATAAACTTAAATAACTATGTAAGACCAAATCCACATACGTTAGTTAAACAAACAAATAAATATGTTACAAATGGTGTTGATAATGATTTCTTTTACTACGTTGAAAGATGTTATATCGGTTCACCTACTACACAATGTATTATTGACAATGTAGTGAACTATGTGATAGCAGATGGCCTTGAGGTTATTGCTGGTAACGTTGATTTGAAATCAATCTTATCTGAAGAAGACCTTAGAAACTTTGTTTCAGATTTTAAAATCCAAGGACAAGGTTATTTCCAAGTAATCTATGGTTATTCAAAAGAAAAAAGAACAGCTAAACTTGTTTATGTTCCAACTAAATCAATCGCTATTGAAAAACAAGCTGATTTATCTGATGACATTGAAGGTTACTGGTATTCATTCGATTGGAAAAACAAAACTACATTCAAACCTTATAAAATCCCAGCATTCGGATATGGTGTTAACAACGAGACTGAAATACTATGTATCAAACGTCAATCACCACAACCACTCTTTGCACTTCCCGACTGGGTTTCTGGGCTTCAATATAGCCAGTTAGAAGAAGCATTAAGTAATTACTATATCTCACATATTCAAAACAATTTTAGTGCTGGAAAAATCGTTAATATCTATCAAGGTAAAGATTGGACCGATGAAGCTATGGAAGCTCAAATAAATGCTATTACTCGTAACTTGGCTGGTACATCAAATGCTGGTACACCAATTATTAGTTTCAATGATAACCCAGATTCAAAAACGACTGTAGATTCAATTGAAATCACTGATGCGTACCAACAGTTCGAAACTTTAGAAAAGTCTGCTAGAGAGAAGATAATGATGGCTCACAAAGTAAATGACCCAGGGTTGTTTGGTCTTCCAACACCAACAGGTTTCTCTAGTGCTGCTGACCAACAAGTTCAAGCATTGAAAATACTTTATAGAAGTCAAATAAATCCAATGAGAAAAATCATTACCAAAGGTATTGAACAAGCATTAAAATTAAATGACCCAAGTGTTGAAATTGCTTTTGTTGATTACGAAGAATTAAGAGTACAAACTCCAGCTGAAGCACAACCAACTCAAATGAAAGCTATTAGAATGGCTGGTATGAAAATTGGTTTTGACTTCGATGAAACAGCTAATACTGCAAAAGGTAAAGAATGGGTAGCAAAAGAAATTGCTGATAACAATGATGTATATTTAATCTCTGCACGTTCAGATGATTCAGCTTTGAAAGAATATGCAGCAGCAAATGGAATAGCTGAATCTAGAATTTACGCTACAGGTTCTAATGAGGCTAAAGTGGCCAAGGTCCTTGAGCTAGCTTTAGACGTATTCTATGATAATAATCCAGACGTGACTGCACAGTTACCAGGAGTAGGAAGAACTTTTAATAACTAATATATACTATGGCAACAACAACAATTTTATTATCTCCAGATGACATCACTAAAAACACTCTATTGGGTGGTAACATTGATGTATCTAAATTAGTACCACCAATCAAAGATTATCAAAAAACTAGACTTAAATCTCTTTTAGGTACAGCTCTTTATAATAAGATTTGTGCTGACTTTGAAGCTGGTACGTTGGCTGGATTATATCTAGAGTTATATGATGATATAGTTAAAGAAATGTGTATTCACGGTGGAACCGAGAACTATCTTATGTTTGGTGCATATCAAATTTCAAATAATGGTATCACAAAATCAAAAACAGATAGCTCAGAAACTATTTCTAAAGAAGAAGTTGATTATATGGTTCAAGCGTCAAGAAAACTATTGTTACACTACGAAGATGAGTTTCGTACTTGGATTCAAGCTAATCCTTTGGCTGAATATCCAGCAAGTGTTAAAAATGATAATCCAAACGTAATCAATGTTGGTGGTTGGATACTTAAACGTAGAAGCTGTAATGACTAAAAAAGAATATGTTATCAAGAAAGATAATATAATAAAGCTACAAAAGCTTTATGAAAAAATAATTAAAGAAGATAAACCAAAAGATAATGTCAAGACAAAATATAAATAATACCCCAGCAGATTCTGGCCTTGGTGATTCACTAAAGGCTTCTATGGATAAAATCAATGCTAACTTTACTGAAGTATATAATAACGTAGCTAGTATTTCTGGTGCAACCGCTATCACAAAAACATCTGATTTAACCAATGATGGTGAAGATGGTGTTAACCCATTCATAACTATCAACGATGTTCCAACTACAATAGCTATTTCTGGTGTTACAGGTTTATCTGCTATATTAGATGACGTTGATACAGCTATTACTAATTTAACCAACAATACAAATACTAATGCTGATGATATTGCAACGATTAATGCTGCTCTTGTAACAATGAATGGTATTATCAATACACAAAATGGTCAAATAGCAACAATCAATGGACAAATTGCTGATATCTATAACATCATAAATAACCTATAATACAATGGCTAGACAAAATATAAACAACACTCCAGCAGATAGTGGTCTAGGTGATACGTTAAAAGTAGCAATGGATAAAATCAATGCAATGACTCTTGAGTTATATGCAGCTGATTCATCATTTGCTGATGAGATTGATTTGATTAATGTAACCATTACTAAAGTTAATGATGGTTCTTTATTGAACCATACACATACTATAGCTCAAATACAAGGCCTACAATCAACGTTAAACAGTAAAATATCTGCTAGTACCTACATTGGTGATATGATGGCTATAAACGCTTCTATTCAAGCCATCAATGATGCGTTGAATGATATTGTAGTTATTCTTAATTCAAAAGTTGAAGAGGCTCCGTTTTCTGGTATAACTTACGGTAGAAACAATGGTGTTTGGGTTGAAATAACTGGTGGAACTGCAACTGGTGATTATGTTCCATATACTGGTGCAACAAAGAATGTTGATTTAGGTGAGTATGCTTTAAAAGCTGGTCAGTTTACTTTAGACATAACACCAACTGGAACAACTAGTGTTGGAACAACAAGATGGAATGATAGTCTTGGTGTATCTGAAACAACTTTGAAAGGTGATAGTGTTGTATTGAAAAATGGTATTGACTTGGTTGCACGTGTTGTTAATAAAGTAAGTCCAAATACAACTTTAACCAAAGCAAACTATCCAGTTGTAAGAATATCTGGAGCTCAAGGTCAAAGACTTGCTGTTGCTTATGCACAAGCTAATAATGATAATAATTCAGCTGATACATTGGGTGTTGTTATTGAAACAATTGCAACAAATCAAGAAGGTTTTATTATGACTGTTGGTCAATTGGAAGGTATTAACACAACTGGGTCATTACAAGGTGAAACTTGGGCCGATGGTGATGTATTATATCTTAGTCCAACAACACCTGGTAAACTTACTAATATTAAACCTAATGGTAGTACTGGTCATATCGTTATTATTGGTTATGTTGAATATGCACATATTAACAACGGTAAAATATATGTGAAAATAATGAATGGTTGGGAATTGGATGAGTTACATAATGTATTCATTTCTGGTGCAACCAACAATCAAGGTTTATTCTTTGAAAGTTCAACTTCATTATGGAAAAATAAATCAATAGCGACTGTATTAGGTTATACACCAGCTAATGATTCTAATGTTGTTCATTTAACAGATGATGAAACTATTGATGATAATAAAACATTTTTAGGTCAAACATTATTGAAAAATGCTCAACCATTAACGATTGTTTCACCAGATTATAGTAGTGGTAGTGCTGGAGCTCTTTTATATTTTTTAAGTCAAACTGGTTCAACATATACTAGTATTAACTCTAGAAGCAATGGTGGTGGTTCTGGTGGTGATTTGATTCTTCAAAATTTTAGTAATAATGTTGGTATAGGGACAACAACACCTGCTTATAAATTACAGGTTGATGGTAGTTTAGGTGCAACATCTGTTTCTGCAACAACTTATTATAACTTACCTATTGGAGCAACTAGAAAAACTGGTTCAACTATTTCTTTTAGTGGTTTAGATATTTATAATTCATCATCAGCACCATCATCAGCTACAGGTATTACTCAAGACTTAACTTCAGCAAAAATAGGTATTGTTCAAAAGATATATCATCAATCAGCAACTGCACCAAGTTTTCCAGCAGGATGGGTTAAATTAGGTGCTGGTAGTTACGTTAATTCATCTTTGAACATAATCTATGCAGAATGGGATATTTCTGCTAGAGTTGAATACTGGATAGTACAACAATCGTAAAATTATGAGTACAAATTATAGAAGTTTAATACAACAAATTCAAATAGACCCATATCTAGCTAATCAGATTATGTATTACCCACTTGATAGCAATGCTAATGAATTGATTAGTGGCAGAAATGGTACAAGTACAAATATTTCTTATGCTAATACAGGTATAAATGGAAATTGTGCTACTTTTAATGGTACATCATCTGTTATTACTGTAACACAAGCTGTTATGAATAGTATATTAGCATCTGGTACATTACCTATTTCATTTAATATATGGGTTAAACCAGTAACAAATTCGGGTACTATATTTGCTGCAAGGTTTTCGAGTGGGGCATCAATGGAATTAGTATATAATAGTACTTCTTCTATTTCATATAATTTATATACAAATAGTGCTGCCAATGGTATAAGAATAACACTACCTATAACACTTTCAACAACGAACTGGAATATGTTAACGTTTACATTTAGTGGTGGTACTTCATCTGCTGGTTTAAAAGCTTATTGGAATGGAAGTGAAGTACTTACAGCAACTAGAGCTAGTTTTGGTACATTTACAGGTGTTGCTGGTAACCCACCATTAGCTATTGGTCGTGCTGGGCATTTCCTTGGTGGTTATTTTAATGGTCAAATGGATAGTATTAGAGTTTGGAGAAATAGACAACTAACAGCAGCTGAAATAACAAATATTTATACGACATTTTATTAATAACAAAATATAAAAATAAACAAAAATGATAAAAACAACACAAGCAATTTCTTACGACTACATAACACCATCCTTGATGCAAGTTGTATATGCTAAAATAGCAACAACTGTAAGAAATGACGAAAATGAAACCTATACTCTTAATATCGAAGAATGGGTTGAGATACCTTATTCTGAAATGGTTCCAGATGAGAATGGTGATTTGGTTCAAGGTAACTTTATAAAAAAAGATGTGATAAGAAAACACGTTAGAGTAATGACATTTGTTGAAGCTGACGCTTTAACTGATGCTTTGGACCAAATGTATACTATTACAGAGACTGGTGCTTATAGAAGAAAAAAATACACTGAATTAGGTCATTTATTGATTAATAATTCTGAGAATGTAAGAGAGATATCTTGGGAATTAGTATAATGTAATATGAAACAGATAATTGGATTTTTGTTATTTACATTAGCATTGATTCTTATCTTTGTTATGACAATTGTTAACTTCTTTGAGGTTACCAATAAAAAAGATTATTTTAAAAATACAGCTCTTAACTTAGATATTTGGGCCAATGTAGAATTTAGAACATTCTGGAACAACCATTTAATTAAAAATAAAATGCCTAACCCATTTGGTATACAAGGTGAGACGATATCAAGTGTGTTGGGTAAAAATATACTTAGAAATAACCTAACGAAAACAGGAAAAGCTCTTGTATGGATATTAGGAAAGAAGCATTGTTTAGATGCAATTAAATTATAAAATTATGGATAAAATAAACTATATTATCGAAGTATTTAAATCTTCAATAGAAGATATGAAAAGCAAACAAAAAATGATAAAGAATGGATGGCATAGACACGTACCAGTTGGTTTGGTTCTAGGTGCATTCTTAGCTTACGTAACCCATAATTCATTCAACAATGGTGAAGCATTATGGTTTCAATTTTTTGTTCCTATGTTTATTTCATTTTGCATATGCTGGGGCTTTGAACGTGTTCAAGGAATGTATGCTAAGTATAAGGGTGTTAGCAACCAAGATAAATTCGATAGTGATAAAGATGTTATCATTGGTTGGGTTCCATCAATCATAAGCATAATCATAACACTAATTTTTTTAATGAACTAACTATGCCACTAAAAACAGGAAAAAAACAAGGACAATGTTTTATAAAATGGGGTGACCAAGGTCACGAGTATTTTTATATATGTGATTCAACTAGAAGTTATGAATATGCTAAGAAAAAAGCATTGGCACAAGCTGCCGCTATCGGTGAATATAACCTTCAAGAATCATATACTGATTATCCAGAAGCAGCATCAGAAAACGCAAAGATTGCGTTGCGTTGGGCTGATGAAAATGGATGGGGTTCTTGTGGTACACCAGTTGGAAAAGCAAGAGCAAACCAATTAGCCAACAAAGAACCAATATCAAGAGATACCATTGCTAGAATGTCAGCTTTTGAAAGACATAGACAATACTCAGATAAAAAACTAGGTGACGGTTGTGGTCGTCTTATGTGGTACAGCTGGGGAGGGGACGAAGGAATTGCTTGGGCTCAGAAAAAATTAAAAGAGATTGACGGTGAAACCAATTTAACCTTTATCGAAAGATTACGTGAAATAATTAAAAAGAAATAGTATATTTGTACGATGGAATATTATTTATATAGACATATTAGATTAGATAACAATGAAGTTTTCTATATTGGTATTGGAACTAAAGATAGGTTTAAATCTAAATTTAGTAGAAACAGATATTGGAATCATATTGTAAATGTTACAGATTGGGAAGCTGAAATCGTTTTAGATGGTTTAACTAGAGAAATAGCTGAAGAAAAAGAAAAAGAATTTATTTTACTATATGGTAGAAAAGATTTAAAAACTGGTACTTTGTGTAATTTAACTGATGGTGGTACTGGTGGTTTAGGTTTAAAACATACTGAAGAAGCTAAAAATAAAATGAAAGGTAGAAAATCCAACAATAAAGGTAAATCTAAATGGGATGATTATGAATCACAAATAATTGAACTTATACTTAAAGGTTTCTCTGAAAATAAAATCAAAAAATCTATAGGTTGTTCAAATGGTACTATACATAGGATTAAACAAAAACTTAAATCTGGGGTGGAGACGAAGGAATAGAATGGGCTTCAAGAAAATTAGAACAAATTGATTCTGAAGTTGATATGGTTAGACCTTTAACTTTTATGGAAATACTAAGACAAATAATCAACAAATAATATCTAACATCAATGGAAAAAACTGTTTTATTAAGAAATAACTTACTTATGAAAGAATACATCTTGGCTTTAGGAATAAGCCTTCTAACCATACTTGCACCGATTCAAGCCTTCATTATTATCATCGGATTATTCGTTGTATCAGATACAGCTTTAGCTATCTATTGGACCGTAAAGGTCAATGGTGTTAAATCATTCCGTTCTAATAAATTATTCAACATAGTCGTTAAGACATTTTTCTATATGGGTGCTATACTATTAGCTTTCTTGGTTGATAAATATATCTTCGATGGTTCAATAATGAGTGTTAAATTA